AATACAGGACTGCTGGTAACGCAGATTCCTGTGCGGCTAAAGTCGATTACGGTGACAAGCGCCACTGTGTCTGCAAGAAACACTTGTGTATGCGACCCAACGCAGCAGAAGTCTGGGACATACAGCCGTACGAGTCCAAGCACCACCATTACTGTGACTATTACAAATCACGGCCTTGAGACTGGGGATCGGGTATTTCTGGACTTTACGTCTGGTACAGGGAGAGATGGGGCATACACAATCACAAAGACGGGTGACGATACATTTACTTGTACAGATACGCCAACCACAACCACAAGCGGTAATGTCACGATGTATAGCAGTATTGCTTTAGAGATCGATACTTTTAATACGATTGGCCTACCTGTACTAATCCCCGGCGAAGGCATCTACTGCCCTAACGGTATTTTTGTGGGTTGTGGCGCATCGGTAACTGCAACGGTGTTCTATGGCTAAGACAGCAGCATGGCAGAGGAAAGAGGGGAAGAATCCCAAAGGTGGATTGAACGCCAAGGGACGTGCCTCCGCGAAAGCGCAAGGCATGAACTTGAAACCTCCCCAGCCGGAAGGCGGCTCAAGGAAAAAGTCGTTCTGCGCCAGGATGTCAGGTTTAAAGAAAAAGCTGACTTCTTCAAAGACCGCGAACGATCCGAATAGCCGGGTTAATAAAAGTTTAAGGACGTGGAAATGCTGAGTGTTAAACGGGATTGGGGGCGTGTTGCTAAAACCCCCAATGAGGACGGACACTACCGATGCAGCAAATGTCGGGAGTACAAACCGCCTTCACAGTTTAATAAAGCAAAAAACCAAAAATCAGGGTTAAGTTATGCGTGTCGGGTGTGTATGCGTATTGACGTGCGTAAATATAATTTACCAGCAAAATACGGTATAACGGCTGCGCAATTTGCAGAAAAGCTGTTAGCGCAAGGTGGCAAATGTGCTTGTTGTGGAATTCAATTTCAAATTGATGGATATAAAGCAGATCGTCCTTGCGTAGACCACAATCACAATACTGGCGAAGTACGTGATTTGCTTTGTGGGAAATGTAATTTAGCGGCTGGAAACGTAAATGACAGTTCCGAGCGAGCCAAACAATTACTTAATTATTTGGAAAAATGGAAGTGTTGAGCATGGAAATGACATATGTTTGGACTGGCGGCCTGACGCTGTTCACCGGTCTTTTTGCTTACATTGCGCATGAGAAGTTCTCAGAGCTAGCGCGTATCACGATTCTTTTGAACAGAACTCGTGAGGAGATTGCGCGGGATAACGTGACCAAGGCAGAAGTAGACCGTATCACTGACCATATTGATCAAAGATTCAACCGACTTGAGACAAAGATAGATCAGTTGATTGAGTCGCAGCGGAGGGTGTTATGAAGAAAAAGGCCAAGCGATATCAAGAGGGTGGCGTTTTGCGTGACCGTTACGGCAACCCAGTAAAGTCTGGTTCCGGCGAAACGGTAAGAACTAGCTATCCAGAGCGCTCTTACAATGAGCAGTCTACTGCCGACATGACTGAGAGTAGCGACTACACCGGGCGTCGCAGGAAGTCGCCTGAACGCATCACGGATGACGTGGAATCTGACAGCGCCTACATGTCAAGCGGCCGCGCACCAAACATTGGCTACGGTGGTGGCAAAGAAAGCTCTGAGGAAAGCGATAAGTCCGAAGAGCTTACAGCTAAAACGTTTAAGCAAGCATTTGCGGCAGCGCGTCGTTCTGGTGACAAAACATTTGAGTTTGGCGGCAAGAAATATACGACTGACCTTGCAAAACCAAAAGCACCAAAGGCTTCTGCGCCTGACGAATCTTCAGCAGAAACTTCACGACTTGCTCGTCAATCCAAAGCAGCTGAAACAGTTAAATCTGAAAAGCGTGGATTTGGTCCTAAGCTAACGTTCAACACGCCTGAGAAACTGGAAAAGGCGCGTAAAGCGTACTACTCAGGATTTGCAAAAGGCGGTTCTGTTTCCGCATCTAAGCGTGCAGACGGTATCGCCCAGCGTGGCAAAACTCGCGGGAGAATTTGCTAATGGATATGTCTCAAATTCAATCTCGCATTACAGAGCTTGAGGCACGCAGAGCGCGTGGCGAATCTGTGCCAGAGCTGGATGCTTTGTACAAGAAGATGGATGCGCTGACCGAGCAAGGCTATCGCACTGCGACTGGCGAAACTAAGCCAAAAACAGAAAAGAAGGCTGGCGGCGGCATGGTCGGATCTGCTTCCAAACGCGCTGATGGCTGCGCCGTTCGGGGCAAAACCAAAGGAAGAATGGTATGAAAAAGCGATATGCAGACGGTGGTGAGATAGCTGCCCAGCAGCCCACTTATCCTTTCTATGGCAACCAGCCGGTAGCGTCTACGACACAGCCTGAGTCTGGCGTTAATCAGACGTTCAACATTCAGCCTACTGCGTCATCAGGGCAGCCTACGCAGATGAAGAAGGGTGGCAAGGTATCGTCTGCATCTAAGCGTGCGGACGGTTGCGCTACTAAGGGCAAGACACGCGGGAGAATGGTATGAAGAATCCGCAGATGAAAGTTGGCAAAGTGATGCGCGAGTTCAAAGCCGGAAAGCTGAAGTCTTCGTCCGGTCAAAAGGTAACAAACCCTAAGCAGGCCATTGCAATTGGCCTATCCGAAGCTGGTATATCCAAGAAAGCAAAAGGTGGCGAGATGAAAGAGTCAAAAGCAATGATGAAGAAGGAAGTGTCGTTCATGAAGAAGAAGGGCGCTCCTAAGTCTATGCTGAAGCATGAGATGGCTGAGGCCGGCATGAAGAAGGGCGGCAGCGTTAAGAAGATGGGTATGGGCGTCCTCCTGGAGTAAAACAGGCGCTGCAATCTTCAACTGCAAAAAAGTCTACGAGACCTGCCTTAGCAACTAAAAGTTTTGGCATGCAATTAGGTCCTGGTCGCCGCATGGCAAATGGTGGTTTGGCTGCTGGTCACAAATCGGCTGATGGCGTTGCTCGCAAAGGCAAGACTAAAGCAGAGCAAGTCAAAATGGCAGGCGGCGGCAAGACCAAGAAGTATTGCTGATAGAGGCTAGATATGATGCCATCACGCGGGATGGGCGCCGTACGCCCAGCAGTCATTAGGAAGATCAAGAAACGGGACGGAAACGAACCGGTGACGGTCTATAAAGACGGCGGCAAGGTTAAGTCTCGCGTGAACGAAGCTGGCAACTACAGCAAACCTGGGATGCGAAAGTCCTTGTTCAATCAGATCAAGAACTCAGCTACTCAGGGTACAGCGGCAGGCCAGTGGAGCGGCAGAAAAGCCCAGCTATTAGCTAAGAAGTACAAGGCGAAGGGCGGGTCTTATCGTGACTAAGAATCCCGCGCTAGAATTGAGGCTACAGTTTTGTGGTCCAAACCAAATGCGCGGGCGATTGCACGAAGGCTGTACCCCTGTGAAAGTAAAGCAGCAAATTCTTCTCGGTGCACGTTATGTACACGCCGCCGGGATGAAGCTAACTTTTGCGTCTTCCATTCATGTCGAGCGCCGCCGTAAAGCGCGTTGTCCCGAACGGAAACCCAACGAAGGTTTGTTGCCGCGTTATTTTTTCGGTCCCCGTCGATATGGTCAACTTGAGGCAGGTTGTTTGGGTTTGGGTGAAAAGCAACAGCCACAAGCCTGTGCACGTACCGACACTTACCCCGCCCAAGAGAAACGCGCAGGTAGCCTGAAGTATGTATTTGAAGCTTTAGTTGTTGAGTTTTTTCAATTCGGATACGATGCGTTAGATTCCTTTGCGGCACATCGGTCCAGTTTGCGCGGATATTTCCGTGGTTGCTTACAGAGTAGCGCCCTGCTGTTTCCGGGATTTCAGCCCAAGTTTCTTCCATTTAGTCCTCCTTTAAGTGGAGTATAGCATGGTGCTACGAAAAGAACAGCAGAGTTTAAAATCTTGGACAGAGGCTAAATGGCGTACCAAGAGCGGGAAGCCGTCCTCGAAGACGGGCGAGCGATACTTGCCGACAAGCGCGATCAAGTCATTGACGCCTGCCGAGTATGCCGCCACGACGAAGGCGAAGCGGGCAGGGAAGAAAGCTGGCAAGCAGTTCGTCGCGCAACCAAAACGTATAGCCCAGAAGACCGCGAGGTTTAGATAATGGCTGAAACAACCACCACTACTAGCTTTAACCCGACTCTTAATGACCTGATTGAAGAGGCGTTTGAGCGTTGCGGGCTTGAGCTGCGTAGTGGCTATGATTTTCGTACTGCTCGCCGCAGCCTGAACTTCATGCTGACGGAGTGGGCAAACCGTGGCATCAATCTGTGGACGATTGAGCAGGGACAAATAACTCTTGTGCAGGGGCAAATTACCTATGATCTACCTGTCGATACCGTTGATCTTCTTGAGCACGTTATTCGTACTTTCCCTAGCTCTATTGCCAACCAGACTGATATCAACATTAACCGGATCTCGATATCCACTTACTCCACTATCCCAAACAAGCTGACGCAGGGGCGTCCAATTCAGGTGTGGGTGAACCGCCGGTCTGGGCAGACTACGGACGGTGAGATTCTGTATCCTCAGATTAACGTTTGGCCTTCGCCGGATCAGGGAACAGCAGAATCTCCGTACTACTACTTTGTGTACTGGCGGCTGCGCAGGATGTATGACGCTGGCAACGGTGCGAACGTGGAAGATATTCCATTTCGCTTCCAGAATGCGCTGGTGGCAGGGCTGGCATACATGCTG